GTTCTGTACGAGCTAGACTTACGGGTCAAGTAGATCCGCAAGGTTCTGATAGTATAGATTCTAGTGGGGTTAACCTCTTTAAATCAGTTGTGTCTACCAGTGTATATCAATTACACATGGAAAGCGGAACTGGTACTGAGACCTTTAACAAACCTGGTTACGTCTTCCTTATCAAAGGAACTGTGGTGTGTATGCCTATGCATTTCATTAAGCAAATGCTTGTTCATATAGACGAGGACGAGACTTATCTTGATGCTAAAGTTGTCTTAAAGAAATCTACGAAGCAACATCGCTCTCATGAATACGTTATGAAAGTGCGCGATGTTCTTATGGGTTTCCGTGAAGGTGAACTAGCTAAGAATGATCTTGTGCTTGTTGATCTTGGAACGAAGATTCAAGTCGGCGTTAACAGAGTGAAGAATTTCTGTACTCGCGATGATTTCATCAAAACAGTCAGAAATATTCCATTTATAATGGCATTTACTGATCGTGATGAGAAAGAGTTCTTTACTGGTGTCGCTCAAGCGAGTGATGTGGAACTGCAGGTATCTTCAAAAGAACTTGGAGATTATACAGTTCGCAAGCATTATACGTATAGAGCCATGACTGGTAAAGGTGATTGTGGTGCTCCTTTCGGGGTACTCAATCCGTCGTGTTCTGCGCGAAAATTCTTCGGCTTTCATATCGCTGGTAATAGTGGTATGGGGGTTGGTTATTCTGGCGTAGTATGTCAAGAGGATCTTTTAGAGGATCTGAAACTTTTCGAAGATCAGGTAGATTCTGAGTTATCCATACAGGATATGGATGCTTCAGACGTGATTGTTTCGCAAGGTCAATTCAATACAATTGGTAAGCTAAACAAATCACCACTATCACCTAGTTACTCGCATATCGTTAAATCGAAGATGCATGGCTTTTGGAAGAGAGCTTCTACTGGGACTGCTCAACTCTCACCGTTTGAAAGTGAGGGACAGTTGATTGATCCTTGGGAGCTAGCTCTTTCTAAATACTGTACCCCTGGTATAGCTTTGGATAGAGCACTTATAGACACAGCTGCTGATGATTACTTCAGTATGATAGCCGACTTGCCTAACGGAAGAGTGGAACCTCGTTTACTTACTAACCGGGAAGCCTTAAATGGTTCGGAAGGTGAGTATAAGGGAATCGCTTCTTCTACAAGTGCTGGATACCCTTTTAATGTACCCGGTATGCGTAATGACAAGAAATGGTTGTTTGAAGAGGGTCGTGAAGGTCCTGGATTCGAGGATCGTTTCTTCGAGTTTGAGAATCTATTAGGTGCTGTGGAGAATTCCTATCGCTTAGGTATTCGTCCAACATGGCTCTTTACTGATTGCTTGAAGGATGAACGGAGAGAACTTGAAAAATGTGCCGAGGGTAAAACCCGCATGTTTTCAGCCTGCCCCTTCTATTATCTTGTACTTTTTAAAAAGTATTTTGGAGCATTCCAAATGCAATATATGAACCAACGTATAGAAAATGGAAGCGCTGTTGGTGTTAATCCGTATTCTACGGAATGGCATCATGTAGCAGAAATGTTATCCACATTTGATGAAGATGAGGGTGATGTTGGAGCTGGTGATTTCAGTGGATATGACGGAAGTGAAAAGCCTGATATCCATTGGGCTGTTCTCGATGGTATTAATAAATGGTACAATGATGGACCTATTAATATGATGGTACGTAGAATTTTGTGGCTTGAAGTTGTAAACTCGCGCCACATTGTAAAGGGAACAGTAGTTGAATGGTGTTCATCTCTTCCGAGTGGACATCCCTTAACTATTATCATTAATTGTATTTATAACCACATTCTTTTTAGATGTTGTTGGATTAAATTAGGCCTTGTTATAACCGATTTTAGATACAGAGTTTATCTGATTGTTTGTGGTGATGATAACGCTTATACCGTTCATCCATCAGTACGTGAGACATTTAATGAGCTCTCTATTGTTGCTCCTATGGCTGAGTTGGGTATGAAATACACAACTGAGTTAAAGGGTACGGCTATTCATAAGTTTAGAAAACTTTCTGAAATAGAATTTCTTAAGAGAGGTTTCCGAGAAGAAGCCTATCTAGGCAGATATGTTGCTCCGCTACGACTGGATGTTGTATTGGAAATACCATTCTGGACCAAGAAGAAAGGAGACCGTGATAATATCGCAGCCTCCAATCTGATGGAATCTCTCAAGGAACTGGCCTTACATGGTCAACCTGTTTACGAAGAATGGGCTCCCAAGCTTGTGAAAGGCTGGGAGACATGTTATCCTGACATAGATCCACCTGGTTCTTTACGCCAACGCTTTAGTGATCGTCTTAACACGGTCACGGCGATGGAGTATACCTACTAAGGAAACACCGACCTTATATGTCGTTAAACTATAGGATAACCAATCCTAAAATGGTAACGTTTGGAACTACGTAAGTTCCGGTGGTGGTGTACCTAAAAACACCTCTTTTGTCTAGACGACACGGTGGCGACCGTTATACGCAAGCTCTCCAGTGTGATCTTGCGGATTTATATAAAATCCTTGACAATAAGAGATTCGCATTGCTGCTGGAGTTTTAAATCTGGGCTATTTAGCCTTACTGATCAGGATGGATTGGGGCAGTCCTCCTAAAATCCAGATCACCAAGGTACGACCCCAGGAATTGAGTGTTTCCTGGGTGTTTAAATTATACACTTGCTACAAATAATAATAATACGGGAGCTGACCCGTCTTCTAACAGCAACACGTTTGCACAAAATGATGCTGCAAACCGAGGTCCTGATTTGACCTCGACAACTAACTTCACGGACGCGGATGTTGTATCCGCCTCGTTGGCTATGCCTAAGTCTATTGATACTTTATTGCATTCATCATCCACTATGGATATGAATCAATCTATTAAAGATTTTCTTAGTAAACCTGTTCTGCTGCAG